AATCCAAACTGGATTATTTAATGCTAACTATATTGTTCTTCACCCAGAGGATGCAGTAAAAATGCAATTAACTAAAACAACTACTGGTGAGTACACTTATGCTATGCAATATGTTGATGCTAACGGAGTAACTAGAGTTAAAGGTATTCCAGTTATCGAAAATGTTGGTATGACTGCTGGTACTTTCTTAGTTGGTGACTTTACTAAATCTAACTTACGTATTCGTGAAGACTTGAATATCCAAGTTGGTTATGTAAATGATGACTTCACTAAAAACTTAATGACAATCTTGTGTGAAGCACGTGCGGTTCATTATGTGAAATCTAATCACTACAATGCTTTTGTTAAAGGAACTTTCTCTACTGCAAAAACTGCATTATTAAAACCATAATTTGAATGGGGAGGGTAACTCCCCTTCTTTTCTTTAATCATTAAAACTTTAAAAATATGTCATTAGGCTGTAAATGTGAATCTGGTTTATCCAATACTGGTAGACCAAACTGCGTAACGATTCAATCCGTTACCTCAAAAATTATCTTAGTTCCGTTGTTAGATTCAATTGGTAATAAAAATGCTTTAGATTTAACGGCTACTTTTAGTGCAAGTACGTTTACCAACTTAACTAATCAAGCTGATGCTTCTAAAAGATGGTTTCCACTTCCACAATTTGAAAATGTTGAGTTAGCTAAAGCTGATTCTACATTTGAAGAAGCACCATCTGGACGTAAAGTGTTTATCAAACAAGGTAAGCGTTCTTTTGCTGGACAATTATGGAATGAAACTCCACAATTATTAGGTTCAATTCAAAATAATCGTTGTGTTGATTTTGGTGTTTATATTGTTGACGTTAATGGAAATTTAGTTGGTTCTAAAATTGGAACTAAATTATACCCAATTCCAGTAGATAACGAATCTTTTGAAGCAAAATTAATGTTTGCTACTGATTCAACTACTCAAAAAATCATGGTAGGATTTGACTTCTACAGATTGTTTGATGAGTCTACAATGTGGTTATTAACTCCAAACGATACAACTGACTTGTATGACTTTAATAATCTTGAAGGATTGTTGGATGTTTCTTTAGCTAAAACTTCTGCTTCTCAAACTACTCTTGTTGTTACTGGAGTTCTTGATTACGGTACTGCTAAAAATAGAATTAAAGTTCTTGGACTTGTTCAAGCTGACTTTACTCTTAAAAATACAGCTACTGGTGCTACAATCACTTTGTTGACTTGTGTTGCCACTGAAAACAGTTACGCATTGACATTCGCTTCACAAACCGCTTCATTGCCAGTTACGTTGTCGGTTGCTAAAAATGGATATGTTGGAACATTATCTACTACTTTAGTATAGTATTTAAGTGAACATTTAAGGAAGGGGTACATTAATTTGTACCTCTTTTTTTTTACCTTTGAATTATGAAAGACCTTTTTGCTAAAACTGACATAAACAAAGTACTAAATAAAGCAAAGTCTTTGCGTTATTACAATCAAAGTTTATGGGTAAAATGTTTCGATGTTGAGTTTAGAAATAAGATTGTAAAATGGGTTCAAGAATATCAATTTCAAAAAGGACTTGATATAGATGGGAATATTATCGGTAGATACTCAAAACGTACAGAACAAATTAATCCTGACAAAATAAAAGGCACTCCGTTCACTTTAGAAGATTCTGGAGAGTTTTATCGTTCGATGTTTGTGTCTGTATTTATAGATTCAATAGAGGTTAATGGTGATGTAAGTAAATTTGAAAAGTCTAAGTGGTATGACGACCGAATACTTGGAATGACGGAAGATACACTTGCGTTATTTAAAGAAGAAATGAAAGAAAAATATATAAAGAATGTCAGAGAAATATTATCAATCGATTGAAGAAATACCATTGTTTAATTGGCAAAAGTGCCTTGAAGGTGATGTAAAGTACGTTAATTTACAAACTAAAGATGATTCTAGTAACCAAGAAGCATTTAATAAGTTGTACGATGAATTTTTACAGAAACGTGGTATAAACAAAGAATATAAGAAGTATTTGGATATTCTTAAAAAGAAAGCAATGCTACAATGTGAGTTTTTAATCACAAAAGATGATTTCAAGTTAACACAAATAGAAATAGAAGATGCTAAAATTGTATCTTTACAAAAGACTTCGGAAGAAGGATTAAGTATTGATAAGACGTTGATATACTTAGGAAAATGGTTAGGTTATAGATTAGATTGGAAAATTATCTCTGTATCAGAGTTTTATTCGATACTAGAAGAATACGAAAAACAAAGTAATATAAGTTGATATGAGTAATAAAATTAAGAGTGAAGATATATTTGAAGGTGAGATATTTCAAGTATTAGTTGATGGTGCAAAGGTTGCTACTGAAAAGGTTGCTGAACTAAATGCTGAATTAGTTAAGACTGGATTATCTTTTAAAAAAGAATTGAAAAGTTCTAAGCCAGAGAGTATAAAAGATATTGAAGCCTTAATTGCTAGTGTTAAAAAACTAAATGCAGAAGTTGATAAGCAAATTAAATTAAATACTCAACAAGCTAAATTAGACCAACAATTAGAAAAGATTTCTCAAGAGCAAGAAAAAGTTAATCAACAAAAATTAAAATCACTTCAAGAACAAGAAAAACTTGCTCAACAATCTTCTAAAACTAAACAGCAAAACATTAAACTTACAAGAGACGAAACTAAAGAAGAAGAACGATTAACTAAAGAATTAGAAAAGAAAAAGAAAGTTGAGAAGGACTTAGCAGATGCTTATAAACAATTAGCGCAAAACACTCGTGATTTAAAGAATGAATCTAAGCGTTTAGGTGCTGAAATGATTGAACTTGAAAAACAAGGCAAGAAAAACTCGACAGAATACTATAAACTAAGCAGACAATATAAGGAAACTACTAAATCAGCAATTGAAGGTGATAAAGCACTTAAAAAACTTGATAGTACAGTAGGTGATAACTTCCGTAATGTGGGTAATTACCAAAAGGCTATTGGTGGATTGAAAAACGCTTTAATGCAGTTAGGATTAGCATTTGGTGTATTTGATGGAATTCGTGCATTATTAGATACGCAGATTAAGCTAGATTCACTTAATTTATCACTAAAGAACGTTTCTAGTAGCACCAAAGAGTATCAAGCTAACTTTGCCTTTCTTAAAGATTTATCATTGTCTTACGGACAAGATTTACTTGTATTGATTGATTCGTACAAAAACTTTATTGCTTCTACTTCATCATCTAATTTAAGTTTAACAGAACGTAAAAGAATTTACGAAAGTGTAATAAAGGCAGGTTCAGCATTAGCCTTATCAAACGATAATATCAAAGGTTCATTACTTGCAATATCTCAAATGTTCTCTAAGGGTACGGTTTCAGCAGAGGAATTAAGACAACAATTAGGTGAGAGATTGCCTGGCGCTTTTGGTATTATGGCTGAATCTATGGGTGTTACCGAAGCTGAATTAGGTAAATTAATGAAGGAAGGTAAAGTTTTGGCAGATGATGTAATGCCAAGATTTGCTATTTTGCTTGAACGTAGTTTTGGGGAGAATGCTAAGGCTAGATTAGAGACTTTTGGTGGAGCATGGAATGTACTTAAAAATAATGTTACTTTATACTTCGACCAAGTACAGAAAAGTGTTGGTGTAAATAAAGTATTAGCTGGAGTAATATTAGGTTTAGGTAATAATATAGGTGGATTACTTAATAATATTAGGCAATTAATTATTGCTTTTGTTTCCTTTAAAGTATTATTATTAGCTAATGAAATAAGACTTAAAGGTTTGTCTGTAGGTTTTTTAAATATGGCTAAAAATGCACTTACTGGTTCTAATGCAGTTAAAGTATTTGGATTATCTCTTAAAAACATATTTTTTATTGCTGTAATAGATGGTATTGTTAAATTAACTGATAGATTTTTTGAATTATCAAAAGGTATTGACATAGCTAGAAGAAGTTATGAAATATATCAATCTACTACTACAAAAGGAAAAGATAAAGGGAGTTTATTTGTGCAAAGTGTAACTGATGAATATTTTAATACAAAAGATGATTTAACCAAAAAACTAAAAGACAAAAAAATATCTCAGGCTGAATTCAATAAAAAAATGGATGAAGCCGAAATTAAAAGACTTGAAAAAACACAAAAAAGAATTAGAGAACTAGAGATTAGTATTGCTATTGGAGATAAAAGTGTTAGAGAGATAAGAACTGTAATGGGAGGAAACCCAGTGTATTTAGCTAAAAAAGCTAGAGAGAATAGAGGGCTTATGGAGAATTTATTAAATACTTTGGGAATAGAAACTAAAAGTGGAGATTTATTAGATGTAGAGTTTTTTGCTAAATTATATCAAAAAGAACAAGGTAACATAAATGATTTTAAAAATCAATTACAAAAAATACGAGCTTCATTAAGTAGTTTAAAAACTCCTGAAATAAAGGATGGTGGAAAAGGTAAGGATAAGGGTTATGCTGAAAAAGACAAACCTCTTATAGATTTAAACACAGAATATAAAACTACAAATGAGTATTTATCAAGACAATTGGAATTACAAGCTAAAATATCAGAATATGAAGCAGATAGAGAAGCTATAAAAGCCCAAGAAGAATATAATAAAGAATTAGAAAAACAACAGAAGATACTTGAAAATACTGGAGATTATGCTATCGGTTCACTTTATTATGCTTCGGAAGATGAAAAATCTAAAATGATAGCGTCTGAACAAAAACAGTTTGATAATAAAAAACTTTTAAGAGAAAAAGATTATAAGGAAAAATATGATGAATTAAATACAGACCTTGAACAAGAAAAAATTAAAAAAATTGAAAATGCACAAGAGATAGAAGATACGATTGCATTAAAACGAAGAAATGCAAATAAAGTATTAAAAACCAAAGGAACTTCTGATAGTGCAAGGCAATCTGCAAAAGATGATTTAAAATGGGCTATTGAGCAGGAAGAATATTTAAAAATTAAAAAATTAGAAATAAACGATAACTATGAAGCTAAAAAAGCATACATTGAAGAACAAGCTAAAAACGAACGTAGAGATTTAGACAAAGAAGAACTTAATGAATTAAAAATACTTGGTGATAAAAAAGCAGATATTGAAAAACAAATAAATGAAAAAATTGCTAAAGACGAAGAACAGTTTGAGTTGAAAAAAGCAGAGATGCGATTGGATAGAATTAAAAAAACAGCTGAATCTGTAAACACATTAATTCAAAAATCACTTGAACATTATATTAATATGGCAGAACGCAGAATTGATATGATAGATAAACGTATGGATAGGATGTCTACACAAGCTGACTTCTTACGTGAAAAAGCAGTAGCAGGGAATATTCAAGCACAAGAATCACTTGCTGTAATTGATAAACAAGAAATAGAAGCGCAAAAAGAACGGATGAATGAGCAAAGGTCAATACAAAGACTGCAAATAGCAATGACTGTATTTCAAGCGTATTCTAACAACATTCAGAATGCTAAGGTTGGTGAAAATCCATTTACAAAAACACTTACTGATATTACATTATTAAGTCAAGTGATAGCAAGCATACCTACATTTATTGATGGTACTGAAACAAATATTGCTAGTGCTTTAGGTAAACCACAATTACAAGGTCAAGATGGATATATTGTTCGTGTAGATGGTTCAGAAAAAGTGCTTAATCCACAACTTTCAGCAATGACTGGCAACATGACTACAATGGAAATTGCTAAATTAGCAGAGGACTTCCGTAGAGGTGATATTATGCGTAAAGGTGAAGGTGCAATGCAATTAAATGTTGGTTCGTGGGGAACTGATATGATTATTTCTGAATTACAAGACTTAAAAAATGTAATTAAAAACAAACCAGAGAACCAAGTAGAGGTAGCTGAAATATTAAGTGGTGTAATGCACATTGTAGAAACTAAGAAGTCTGGTAATACAAAAGTTCGTAACATTTCAAGATTCTCTTAAATAAAATATTATGAAGCATAAAATAAAAGGACAAGAAATATCTCCAGATAATAGATTCGATATTGGTGTTTCTATTGATTTTGACGCACGTATAGACCAACAAAAGATGACAACTGATACAGTTGTACTTTCAAGGGAAGGTAACAAGATTGTAAAAGACCATATTAGTCAAGGTAAACTATTAGAAGGAATACCTTATGAAATTGAATTTGCACAACAATCTATTGAATATTTTATAGACTTAACTAGCGAATTAAAGATATACGACAATAAAGTACATGTTACACTTAAAAATTATTTAGGACACGACCAATTCTTTGACAAAGCAGAAACTTTAATATGGGATTTAGTTCATTTATCTAATCCAATTACTGGTATTGATATAAAGTATCAGATATTGCCACAAGATGCAAATGCGCGCGCTTTAATGGCTTCTTTAGGACTATTTACTATATCCATGTCTATTGCACAACAAGCTAGAGAGGTAAAAGAAAGAGCTTCCGACCTTGGTTTCTTAACATTACCTTTTATTGGTATTTCAGCAGTAGGTCCAGTAATTAGTCCAGATTATAAAAGCATACTTATAGCGGCGGCTAGATTAATTATCGCACTAGCATTTTTTGCTATATTACTTTATCAAGCTGGTGTTTTAGGTGCTGAAATATATAGATTATTAAATCCACCATTAAACATATTAAAAGCAAGCACAGCAATAGAGTTGCTTAAAAAAGGTTGTAACCACTTAGGATTTACATTTAAGTCTTCAATCTTAGAAGGTGATTATAAAGACATGGTAATACTTCCAGTTCCACAAAATAGAACAAATGTAAAATGGTACGATGTATTCTCTGGTGATTTTGGTACTGGATTAAACAAAGCGTTCCCACAAGCAAGTGATACAGTCGGAACTTTGGGTAGTTTAATTTACGCAATGGAAAATATGTTTAACGCTAAAACTAAAGTACAAAATGGACTTGTACAATTAGAAAGATGGGATTATTGGGGCGTAAATGCTAACCAACAATTATCGTCTTCACTTGTAGTTCAAGCAGATAGGGTTAATGCCTTCGAGTATGACTTTAGCAAACTATTTAAAAGATATTACATACATTATTTGACTGACTATTCAGATTATAACACACTTGATGCTTTTGAGAATAACTTAGCAGAATACTCACTAGATACAACTAAACCTACTGACCCTAAATTAAACCTTATAAAAGGACTTCAAGAAAAAACTATACCATTTGCACTTGCTAAGAGAAAAGATAAGCTAACGTGGCTAGAAAAGCAATTCTTAGGGTTATACAAAGCTATAGACAAACTATCACTTGGTAAAACTGGTCTTGTTGCTAAGAAAAACAAATATGGTGCAATACAGATTACAGATGCGTTCTTTTCCACTACTAAAATATTTATGTGGGATAAAGCATTTGGTGCTAGAGAAAATCAAGAAGTTCTTACACCTACATATCTTTGGGATAAGTTTCATTACATTAATAATCCAGAAATATACCAATACATAATTAAAAGAGGTGTTAAAATAAAAATAACTAGTGCTGAATTTGTAGGTATTTTAAACAAAAACTTTGTGATAATTGATGGTAAACTATGTGAAATCACTAAGCTAGATTATTTTGATGAAAAAAATTATGCTGTAATTGACTACAAAGAACCTTATAATGTGTTTGCAAATCAATTTAAGTTAACAAAAATATATTAAATTTGTTCTATGAATACAGATACTCTAGTCCAACTTTCTAAAGAATTAGAAGTTTTAACAAAAGAAGCTAAGGATAAATTTGAATTAATGGCACTTAGTAATAAAA